AGCAGCAGCGTTTCGTGGTATGCTGTATTTCAGCGAAGGAACGATTGTTGCAATTCAAGATAAAATAAAACCTATTACAAAGATCTTTTCACCCGCCAATGTGATTCAAGAAGTCGATGATGACGGCAATGTTGCGTCTCCGCCATTTCAATACGAAGGCACTGCAAGAAAAGCGCGAAAAACAGTTGCGTTGGTTTCCTGGAACGACCCGGATGATCTCTATAAGGCCAAGATTGAATATGTTGAAGACAGGGCAGGCATTGATCGCTATGGGTACAGGGAGGTTGATGTTAGGGCATTTGGCACCACATCTCAAGGACAAGCACAACGCATTGGTCGATGGACATTATTGAGTGATCAACTGGAAACAGAGATCATAACTTTTAAGGTTGCAACTGAAGGATTTTTCATACTTCCTGGGGAGGTGATTGGCGTTGCTGATCCGGCCAAGGGGGGCAAGCGCTATGGGGGAAGAGTTGTTGGTAGTACAACTAGCTCTATTTCCATCGACTCTTCTTTCGTCATTGTCGGAGGCTCTTCCTATCAAGCCTCTGTAATGCTTCCAGACGGCTCTGTAGAGACTCGCGCCGTAACCAATAGCGCAGGGTCCACGACAGCGCTTTCGCTGTCTCCAGCCCTCTCTGCGGCCCCTGTAGCGGGCGCTCCATGGGTGTTGCAGGAGGATGGCGATAGCGTTAGAAAGTTCAGAGTTATTTCAGTGTCTGAGGACAGTGGTCAGGTGACAGTTTTAGGGGCTTTGTATGACGAGTCGAAATTTAACCTTGTGGACAATTCAACTTATATTGGTTTGGGTCGTCAGTCAACAGCAAGTGTTCAGGCCGTGCCTTCAATCGAGACAGGCAGTATTATCTTGGAGAGCTACTAATCATGGCCTATAACGAAATTCGATGGAAGTTTCCGCAGTATTCGGCCTATTCAGTTTTGAATGTAATTAATCCTGCGATTTGCTGGAATCCGCCCGAAAACAACCCTTTTATTCAAAAGTTTGAAGTTGATATTCTTAATACAGCAGATGATCAATGGGTACGAATTGCTGACACTGCTAGTAATTTTGTAAGATTTCCTGCTGACAATTACGCAATCAACCCTTCTTATCGCGCAAGAATTGCTACAATTGGAATCAACGGTAGGCGTTCTCCTTATGCTTACAGTATTGTTGAATTATCAAGCGCCCTTGTCTTTGATTTCACGGCAAGTTCTACAGTATCATTTTCCAATGGCACTAGAGTGTCAAACCAACGCTACATTTTCTTGATTCTTTGATATGGCCAATCTTTACGGACTTGACGCTGCTGGCAATGCTGCTTATGTAAAAGCGACTGGTGCTGGGTCAACTGCTGATCCATATTTAGTACATAACGATGCCTTTACTTCAGCACTGAAAAGCGCTTTTGTCGCCAGTGGCGTTAGTAGTGACGTGATTGCTGCAGTGGCAAGTACCAAGCTTCGGGTGATAGCAATGGCGATTACTGCTAACTCAGGCTGCACAGTGCAACTTCAAAGTGGCGCCTCCACTGACCTCACGCCTCCTTTCCATATTGCTGGCGAAGGGAACTTAACCATGAGCAACTCGCTTGGGTTATTTGAGAGCAGTTCTGGCGAAAAGATTAATGCCGTACTGACAGGTTCTGCCGACTACACCGTAATGCTCACTTATCGAGAAGTTGCGGCATGAGCACTTTCCTTACTACAACTCCATTATCGGTCATCAACCTGCATTTATTGCGGCGTGATTTTTTTGATGGCATTAGTTTGTTGCTACAAGACGAAGATGGCACGCCAGTAAATTTAAATGATGTTGTAGTGTGTTCTTCTGTCTGGAAAAAAACTTCTGACACTTCGTACACAAAAATTGTTGACATCAATATTGAGGAGCAAGAGCCATTGAGCGCCGGTCGCATTAGGCTTTGGCTTACGTCGAGTCAGACTGGCACAATATGGGACAACTATGATCAACCATTTTCAACTGGAGGCACTTTTTTCCCAAACACTTACGCTCAAGAGCAAGGCTCTCTTCCATTGTCTATGTTTTGGGATGTAAGGATTGAGCGAGAGCAAGAACTTTCAAATTTAATTTCAGTTGCAAGTGGTATTTTTATTTCTCAAATCAATCATGGTCTTGCTTCTACGGAACGAGTTGTGTTTAGTGGCACCACTGAATCGTCAATCAATTATGATGGTACAAGTTCCACCATTTACAGTGGACTAACCGACATCAGTTATCGGGCTCCTTACACATTCACTATTCCATCGCTTTCTGGTGTTACTGATACTGCCATTGGCGGTTCGGTTTATAGACTAAAGCAAGACACTGTTGTTGCTGGTGGTGTTATTGTTGGCAACACTCTTTCCAATTGTTTCCCGTAAATTCTCATGGCTGACGAATTAAAAGAAGGCGTAAGTGTTGTTACGGTTGGCCGTACCGCACCAATCCCTCCTGGCCCGCAATTGGCGGAGGATAGCCTTCCTGTTGTCATTGCGTCAGACCAAGAAGCAGTTCCTGTTGTTGTAGAGAATCAACAAATCACTGAAGTTAGCCTTAGCCTGCTTGGCATTCCTCGCGCTGAAGTTGCGCTTGGTATTTTTGCTGACGTCACCACTTATGCCGTGAGCCCTAGCGAATGGCAAGAAGAAGGCGCTGGTACTGTTACGCATTTGCCAGCAGAAAGCGCTGCTGAAGTTGCAGTTGGTAGTGCAACTACAAATGACTATGAAATTTTAAGTAGCAAGCGATTCTTCCGTTATCAGCCTGGTCGTGTTAGTGCCGCTACGTTCGGCGTGAGGATGAACACCACAACTGACGACACGGACGTCAAGAAATTTGGTGCGTTTGACAAGAAAGATGGATATTACATTGAAGTGCAAGGTGGTGGACAAACTGGCATCAACGATAAGGAATTTAATTTTTACTGCGTGAGGCGGAGCAGTGCTTTTGAGAGCAACGAGACTGGCATTCGCACTCCTAATGCTTCTGATGGTGATATTGGCACGGCTGGCACTGACCTTGTGATCGTGAGGGCTGGCCTCACTTACATTCATGCAGCGTTGTTTGACCTTAGTTTGCGTGGTGCTGGTAACAGCATTGGCAGCATTGCATCGTCTGATGGTTCAACCAGTGTTGCATCAAACTTCTTGACTGTCCCTAATGACTATCGTTACACTTACGAATATCGCGTACCGCGTAAATATTTCAGCCATGATCGTTTAGATGGTGAAACCCGTACTCGATATTACTCCGACCGCACACCGGGCAAATCAAGCTTTACTGTTACTGTCGGAGGCACCGCCACTGCTCCTTCTGTGAGCTATGGAAATAGTGATGTGGTGCAAGATGCCAATGGCAACATTGCGACGGCTACCAGTGTTTGGGATCTTGACTTTTCTAAGGTTACGATGTTCAAAATGGAATATAGCTGGTACGGTGCCGTTGGCGGCCATTTCCTGGCTTATGTTCCTGACGCTACAACGGCAGGAGAAGCTCGATGGGTGAGGGTCCATCACATTCGCGCCTCGAATCAGCTTACGAGCCCCAGTCTCGGCAATCCAACGCTTCCTATCAGTTATCTCGTCCAGAAGGGCGGTAGCGGCAACGAAAACGCTATTTATAAATACGGTGCTTCTTATTACATCGATGGAGGAGATAAGGGAACGATTGTTGCGCGTTCGCAAAGTAACGCCACTGACCGTAGTGTTGACACCAGTGGCACCACGTTAATTGCATTGCAAACGAAAGAGGAGATCAACTCCATCCGTAATCGCATGCAAGTGTACCCCACAAGGCTTGGTATTGGTAGTGGCGGCAGGGCTACGGTAAAGCTTATCAAGAATCCCTCAAGCGTGTCCTCCACGCCTTCATTCTCCTCTGCTGGATCCCTTAGTCCAATTGAGTATTCAACAAGTACAGGCGTTGATACTGTAACTGGCGGCACTGTTATTGCCACGTTCTTTGTTGGTGCTGGTGGTGTTGATATTGACTTAGCGCCTTATTTTGGTTACAACAAAGACTACCTTTCCTATCCATTGACTGCTTCTGAAGGCGATAGCCTTTATGTATTTGCTCAGTCTGCGACGGGCAGTGTTGACATGAGCGCTGCGCTAACGTGGGAAGAACAAGTTTAAGGAGGCGAGCTAATGACAAGCTCGTATCGCGATAATATTGAGGATTATTATCAAATTGCGGAGGATGCTGAGCCTGCGGGGACGATTACTGTTGACAATGAACTGATTGACTTTCTTACTGGACAAGAGCTTGTTGATCCTGATACTCAAGAGCAATTGACAGGAGAAACGCAGGAGACTGTTGCATTAGCGTCAAACAACAACTGCAAACCTGTCGTTGTTACTAACGACGAAACTCCAGTTACTGTTGATCAAGTTAACAGGTCTTTTAGTGAAGTAGAAGTTAGTTTGCTTGGTGTGCCGCGTTCTGAAACGGCGTTAAATTTGCTTGATACTGTTAATATTTATGGCGTTAATAGCAAAGAATGGGCGGCAAGCTCTTTTTACACTTATTTTAGTGATCCTACCGACTGGACAAATCAGCCAGATTCCAGTGGGATTAATCACGGGAGATACACTCGTCATGTAAGTACCGAAAGCGCAATTCAAGCTTATAGTTATCCTCCGCCAAAAAGCTTCACTTATTTGTTTGATGATAACTCAGGCAGGTTTCCTGGTGGTTACACCAATGGCGTGATGACTGCTGGATGGACTAGCAAACGCGCTTTCAGATACCAGCCTGGTCGCGTCACTGGTTTCACTATGGGCGTTCGCATGTCAACGCTTACGGACACAGAGGGCGAGGTTATTCAATGGGGCTGCAAGAATGACTATGGTGATGGGTATTATTTTCAACTAGAGCGTGGTGTTGATCTTTATATTGTTCGCACATCTCCTGGTCTTCCCACGTTAAAAATTCCCAGGGACGAATGGTCCGGTGATGGCATTTTCGCAAACGAGGGTTTAACTGGTTGGAATCTTGACTTGTCCAGAGTGACAATGTTCAAGATTGAATTCAGTTGGTATGGCGCTGTTGGTGCTAAGTTCATGGTTTATGTGCCAGATGGCAATGGAGAGGCAAGATGGGTGGAATTGCATTACATCGTTGTCGAAAATCAAAACACCAAGCCCAGTCTTCGTAGTGCCTATATGCGAATGTTCACATCAACTCGTAGCGTTGCAGGGGCTGAAGCTCCCACGTTTATCAATCTTTACGGCAGTAGCGTCTACATCGATGGCGGCGATAAAGGTACTGTTATTTTGGGTGCTGCTAATCTTGAAAGCCCGAAAAATATTGACACCAATAGTCGTTCTTTGCTTGGCCTGAACATTAAGGGGCAGATCAATGGAGTGGATAATCAAAGGGCTGTCTATCCAATAAGCCTTTCCGCTTATGCTTCTGTTGATGCGAGGTTTGATCTTATCCTTAGAAGTAACAGTTGTGGTGGCGTGCAATATGGCTACGGTACTGGATCGTCAATTTCAAGAGGCAGCAGCGCAACGTATTCTGGAAGCGTTAATCAAGGCACGAAGTTTGTGCTTGCGTCAGGACAGTTCCCAGATATTAGCGCTGAAGTAAGCGGAACCACTAACTACCTGACTGGTCGTCGCGTAAAAGTTAATGGCAATGGCGTGTATATGACTCACGTCACGGCAATCAATTCTGGGCTCACGGAGATTACAGTTGACCGCGTTCTTCCATCGTCTCTTGCTGAAGTTTCGCTGTCGCGACTTAATGAATACGCCGTAGGAGACGCAGTGATTCCCAGTGGCATCGAGCAGGGCACAATTTATCGCAAAGACAGCGCGGGCTACTGGAGGCTTGGCTTATGGCCTCAAGCAAGCGGCACCTATGACGACACGAAGGACGTAGCGTGGTTTGCTAGTTCCTATCCAAGGCTAGCATTCAACTCCACGACTGGACAGCCGAATGGTGAGGTGCGTTATCCAATCGCTCTGGGATGCAACGAAGCAACTAATTTCACGGTCACAACAGGCACCACTTCCACTGTAACTGCAGGCGGCAATAGCGTTACTGTGAGCGGCTCTCCATGGCCAATTGCAGTTGTAGCAGAACTAATGGACAATGGTCAAATTAGCAATGGAGTGATAAGTCAAGGTGAAAATATTACAACTGTTGGAAGTGGCGCAACAACTGCCATTACGACTTGGACCACTTCAACTGGCATCACTTTAAGCACAACCGCTGCTGGTGGTAGTGGATACATTGCTCATAAATTTGAAGACGCAATTTCCGACCCATTGTCTGCTGTTTTGGTTGATCGTCAAGGAACTTACGTCATGCCAATTGATGATCGCGTTGCAACAGTGTTTATTGGATCTGGTGAAACAAAGACTTATGATCTCAGTCATGTGTTTGGACCTGATAAAATGTTTATTACAGGACGACCAGAGCCTGTCTTCAATACTGGAGCATTGTTCGTAATGGCAACATCTCGCGCAGGAAGTGGAATTGCTAGTGCTATGCTTAATTGGGAGGAACAATAATGGCATTTCCTGGACTTGTTGCTGAAGATAATCTTGCAGATGTTGCAAGTCAAGAAACGGCGTGGGATAATTTAGGGAATGGCATAACAACTGTATCTGGAACCATTACGATCAAAGGCAAGGACATTCTTGCTTTGGTTGGAGTGAAAAACGCTTCAACTAGAGACTTTGTTTTTATTAAAAACCTAGCGTCTCCTGCTCAACCTCGCCTTACTACAGCGGCCAACACCACAGATTCTGGGACGACATTGCGCGATTTCGCAATGCCAAAAACAGCTCCAGAAACAGAAGGTAATTACTTCTTCTCAACTAGTCTCACATTAAGCGCCCAGTCAACGCAAATCTACGGCACCCCAGCCCTTTCCATCGCTACTTCTCCTTTTTCTGGCTCCATTGCCACTACAAACATCTCCATTGGCAATTATCAAGTGCAGTCAACATTTAGACTGAATCAAGCAATGTCTTCTGGCACTTTATCAACTCCAGAATACATGATTCCGTTTGAATCGGATGATTTTATTTTTTATATGAGGGCGGGGCAGAATTAATGGCACAACAATATGGCTTTAGGGCATCTAGGAGCTTAGCAGAAGTAGAGGATAGAGACGCATGCTTAGACAATCTGTTGATCAATCGCAATGACTTGCTGCTGTTAGAAGGCACGTCCGATACTGGCGTCACGGAAAATGATTATCAATCAATCATTAATCTCTCTTCTGATTTAGAAACGCAAATTGTTGCGTTAAGTGGTTTGGCCGACTCGAAATATAGCAGCATGACAGGGAAGGCGACAATTACTGGCGACACATTTACTGGCCCAATTTCTGGAGATATTATCAATAATGATCGTCCTTATACAACGCAGTCAAACGAAATTATTGGGCCTTCAACTGTATCTTATTTTTCGCCATTGGCGAGCGGATTATTTAGCAATGGAGGAGAGTATAAACTTGGTCCGGTCACGGCTAGTTCTACAACTGCCAGTGGATTGTCGTATACGGGAGCGAGAAACGACTATTCAGATCAACATGTAAAGTACAAAGATTTCCTTAACATTCAAGAGGAGCCTTCATGGACAAATCGTCGCATTCCATTGTACCTCCCTCCGCCGACGGCAATTAGTGGGTGTGTGACTTGGTTAGATAGCGAATACAGTGCGTTTAACCTTGACGCAAATGGTAATGTAGAGCGATGGAGAGGAGTTGGTGGTGGTCCTCTTGCGGCGCAATCTAATGCTTCGTATCGCCCTGCTTATGTCGCCAATACGTTAAACGGAAAACCGGCGGTTCGTTTTGATGGAAGCAATGATTATTTAGACCTCGGCAATTTATCTGGTCAGTTTCCAAATGCTGGGACAGTAATTATTTACGCCAGGGTTTTAGATTCTGTTTACAATTTGTTCAGTACGTTAAATAATAGTGCATGTCGATGGAACGATGGTGGTCGTAGATCAGACTTGGGAGTTTTTACTAGCACGGTTCAAAGCAATTTTGGCACAACTTTGCCCAATAATGGTACATTTTCATTCTCAGTAAGGGCAAGCAATAGTTATGGCCTAGAACTTCGTCAAAGCGGAGTTCAAGTTGCATACAAGAGCACGGGTTTTAGTTATAACGCTGGCACCTCCTATCTCCTTGGCATTGCTCCTGGCCTCACTGCAGCATTGCGTGGGGATATTTACGCCATTGCTTTATTTGATCGTGTATTATCGAATAAAGAACTAAAGACAATGGAAGAATACTTTGCTTGGCGCTATGATGGTGTTTATGATCCTGAACGCCCTCAAACTCTTGATCTCGAAGATTTTAATGCCATTCAACTTGAAGACGGCACCAATCTTACTGCTTAAAGCGTTATGACAAAAATCTCTCAACTTTCAGATATTGGCAGCAATATTGCCGCTGATGACGAGTTTGTCATTCGCGACGTAAGTGATGCCTCTACGCCTAACAAGAAAGTTACTGTTCAGTACATTTTTGACGGTTTTTTATCTACTCAAAGCATTGATTCTTTCTCTGACGTAGACACGACCACTGACGCTCCTGTTAGTGGTGAAGCGTTGGTTTGGAACGGTAGCGAATGGGTTCCAGGGAGTGTTGGCGAAGCAAATAAGATTACTGACGGAGCGGCGGACGAGGCTGTAGTAGAGGCGGTCGCTAGTGGCTTAAATGGTTATATCAATACGACAATTAGTGGGGCAAATAGCGCAAGGACAACGATTTCGGGGTATTTTGAAAACGCCAGTGGAGTGGGAGGAGTGCTGTATCCAGTGGTTACTCAAGTTGATATTGGCACTGCACCTAATGAAGTACCCCTTAATGGGATGCTTGGAACAATGGCGTACCAAGACTCAATGGCAGCTAGTGTTGATGATCTTGTTATTAGCAATGGTGTGCTTGTTGCAGATCTGCCTGGTGGTCCAGTGGGGATGATTGCACGAGTAACTGATGCAACTACACCTGCTGTTGGTTCAACCGTGACTGGTGGTGGTGCAGCCGCTGCCTTGTGCTGGTATAACGGCACCAATTGGTCTGTAATTGGAGTTTAATCAATGACTATCAAACATCTATATCCCACTCAACGTCCTTCATTGGACCTTAATTTTGCTCGTACAAAGCGTTTGGATCCTCGTGTAGATTTTGAACGCTTTTCTGTTGGCACTTATGTTGGCAACGATGGATTGATTAAAAATGCCGCTGCTAATGAGGCACGGTTTGATTATGATCCAGTGACTGGTGAGAGTCTTGGATTGTTGGTGGAGGAGAGTAGTGCTAATTTATTTGATTACAGTGTTGATGTTAGTCAGTGGACGGGGGCTAACTGGACCGCAACTCCTAACAGCATTACAGCGCCTGACGGAACATTAACTGGCGGCAAAGTTGTACCAATTGTTGGCACTATATTTCAACAAATTGGTCGTTCACTTACTTGGACCTCTGGAGTTACTTATTCAGTATCCTTCTTT